CTTGCCCAATACATAGATTTTTTACCTATAGTAATACCTATAATACCTGGATATATAGAACCTTCCCATCCTGTTGCAAATGGATTTTCTTTTCTGCTATCTACAAGAAAGATATTCATGAAGTTATTGCTAGGATTTGCACCTTGTCTAATAGCGCTATCAGGCATATTAGCCCAATCAAAACCATTGTTCTTTGCAGTTTGGGCAAAAAACTTTTTATCACCACCTCCAAACTTACTGAATACATAGCTAAGTGTTCTTGATTGAAATTTTTCTTGGAGTAATATCTTTTGTATTTCCTCTCTTATAAGACTTCTTATTTTATTTTCTATTTTCATATCTACCCCACTTTTTCTAATTTATGAGTTTGAGTTGCCATCCAAGAATTACCAGATAAACCAGCTGCTTTTGAAGCTTTCTTTATTGCTTCAACAGTTGAACGAGCTTTAACTGTATATGTTTTCTTTGGGTCTAATTGTACTCCGTCTAAATTCATTTTAACAAATTGCATTTTCCAAGTTGCGAATCCTTCTTTTATTGTATCTTTTTTTATAGTACGCTTTGCTGTGATTACATTTTGAAGACCTTCAAAAGCTTCATTCACTTGTTTCTGAAATTTGTTTTCATTTTTTACAGCCTTAGTAATTGCAGCTCGTTTCTTTTTCAAGTATTTATCTTCCGCATCAGAATCACCATCATTGTCAACATCATCATCTTCTTTACCTACAGGGTCTAATTTTTCATCTTCTACCAATTCTTTTATTTCATAGTATTTACCAAGTTTATTTCCGATATCTTCAAATACAGATTCAAATCTCTGTTGTAATGTTTGAGCTTCTTTTGCAGTTGCTTCAAATACCTTAACCGCTTCACCAATAGCTTTAGTATCTCTTTTTATAGATACAGAATCAAACCAGTCATCTGAATTTTCTTGAACCATTCTGCTTGCATTTTCAGAAAGCTTTTTTATACTCTCAACCATCTCAGCGATTTCTTGAGTTTTATATATATGCTTACCATATTCATTAAATCTAGATACAGCCTCAAGAGTCTCTCTTTTTTCAGCCTCGGTCATTCTTTTATCACCTAGCGTAGATTCATGCAATTGGCGCTTCCATTTTCTAATATCGAATTGTGCCATTTTTATTTTCTCCTACTTGGCAACGAGCATTTGCAAGTTAAATCGCAAAGCATTTCGTTGATTATACTATTTACCTTATCGTATTTACTACCTTTATAAATATCATTTTTTGATTCGTTAATTGGTGCCATAAAAGCTCCGTGAGTAGAAGGATTTGAAACAAAATCCCAACATACTAATTCGAAGTCAGGTTGTACCTCAACAGCACCTCCACCATCATCTTCATGTATTTCTTTTACCGAGCCTAAACCTCTAGAGCTTATACCTAATTTAACACCAGCTTTTAATAATTCTTTTAATATATTACCTGATGGTGTACTTAATACTTCAACCGTTCCCATTAAATCATCATTTTTCCACCAAATCTTTTTTACATTATGAGAAACGTTTTGTAAATTTACTACAGATGATTCTGGATGGTCTAATTCTCCAAGAGCTCTGTTTTCTGCTATTTGTATTTCAGCGTATTTCTTTGCCTCTCGCATCAAAGTCTCTTTTGGATATATTCGTCCATTTTGATTTTTAGCTTCTGCTCTTTGTAATACACCAGATACAATTACTCTACCATTATTTTTTCTTTCTGACTCAGTTATCATCTGAGGCGTTATGTCGAAAGTAGAATAATCTATTAAAAGTTGTTTTGCCATTTAGAATCTCCTAAGTCTTTCACTTATTCTCATCATTCTCTCAGATATTTTTCTAAGATTACCTCGAGTGGATTTCCAGTATTGTGTGCTACTAACACCATCTTCGGTTTTGAGCTTTATATTTTGGTTTATTGTTCTTTCAATTTTATATAATTGAGAAGCAACTTCTTTTATTGCTTTATTTACTTTTTGCTTTGAATTAAGACTTTCATCTTTTTTATACGCTTTATAACTAATTTCATTTAGCTCGCGAGCCAACTTCATAAATGTTGATTCGTTTTTCTTTTTCTTTTTTTTCTTAAAAGCTTTAGGAGTATCGTAAGCTTCACCGCCACCTGTCACATTTAACTCGTCTAACTCTTCCTCTTCACAATTATAGCCATCTTCAAACATTTTATCAAGTTTTTTATTTAATGACATTAGCTATCTCCTTTATTAAATCATAAGTTCTTAGCACTGATATAAAGTGAGAATCCTTTATAGTCTTTTCACCTTTTATATTTTTAAGTTGATTACTTACTTCTTTAAGCTTTATTCTTACAATTTTATTTTTAACAAATTTAGATGCTTTATCTAATTTCTTAGTTGTTGTGTTTATTTCTTTATGTATATATTCTTTAAGCTTTTGCGTATTCGATATATTTTCTATATATTCTTTTAATAAAGATTTTTGCTTTATACCTAGCTTACCATACTTTTCATTAAACTTTTCTAAAAGAATTTTATATGATAACATACGAACATCTTTATCTTGTTTTTTGTATATATCATAAGTTTCATCTACTCTTGATTTTTTCTTATTAGAATTTGTTATAGTTTCTATTAAAGAATATCTATATCTTACCTGGTTGGATGGAGAAGCTCCTTCAAATAAACAGTATATTGAAGCGTTATTAGAATAATTAGATACTTTTGACTTAAAAAAATCTTCAACATTATAATTCTTTTTTATTTCTTTAATTAAATTATATTTCTGCTTTCTTAATGTAGAATTTGATATTTTTTTTCTTTCTTTTAACACTGCATCAACAAACTTTTCAGCTTTGTTTTCTGTATTAAACTTTTCCTTTAACAGTGTTTGGTATAATCCTAATTCTCTTTTAAGACTTGTGTTTTTCTTAAAAAATTCTTTTATGATACCTATTGCAGGCGAATTATCAATTCCATTAACAGTATCACTTGTCACCTGTCTAACAAGCAGTTCGAATAAGATACCTGTGTTTTTATATTTTGAATGTTTTGTCGCCAATTTTCTTCCCTTTATATATCTTTATATATACTTTTATATCTAATAAATATCACGAAATAGATTAAATATCATCACTTATTATATTTTCCTCGTTTAATAACGTCGATTTTACTTTTTTGTTTTTACCTAACTCGTCAAATATATTGATAGCCATTTTTCTTCGTTCTTTACCTTCGAATTTTCTTAAATTTTTATTGTTTTTTAATTTTCTATCACGCTTTCTTTCTTGTTTTGCTATAGTGTCTCTACCTCTAGCTGATTTTTGAGTACCGTATTTCGCACCTTCCTTTGGTCTACCTTGACCTGGCTCGTTTTTCTCTCCCCATAAATCTGATGCATCATCAGGTTGAGGAGAAAAGCCTCCTTCTTCTCCTTCGGGTGGCATACTACCATGTTGAAGAGCCCAGTCAGTCGCAACAGCTTCTCCGGATTTGACAGGGTCATTTCCATTTTCAAGTTCATTGTGTCTAAAGTATCTTTTTCTATCTTGTACGACACCTCTTTGTTGTTCATTCATCTCTTCCTCTGTCATATTTAATATATTTTTATATGCCCATTCTTCTGAAATTATTCTACCATCTTTTATAGAACTAATTAAATCTAATTTAGATTGCCACAACTCGATTTTTTCTTGCTCGTGAATTGTCGATGAATTTGTTAGTGATAAATCAAAATCAACTAAGTCTTGCTCTGTAAATCCTTGTGAGTATAAATGTACCATTGCAACTTTTGTCAACTCTGAAATAAAAATCCTTTGTATTCTTTCAACAGTTCTTGCAAATCTTACATCTTGAGCAGCTAGCGTCGCTTTACCTTCAACTCCCTCTTCATATCCTAAAAATGCTTTTGGTATTTTTAGTGCAGCAAACATTCTTTGCTTTAGATAGTCAACATCATCAATTCCGCCAAATTCCATTCCAGACATTGTATCTATTTCTGTACCAGTATTACCACCTCGAACTGGAAGATATACGTCTTCCATCATATTTGCCATATTAAACCTTAAATTATATTGACCAGTTTTGGGGTCTATATAAGGAGTTTTTTTCATTTGGTTTATTACTCTCTGCATATATGTATCAACCTCTGCTGGTGGTATATTACCAATATCAATTTTATATATTCTTTTTTCAGGAGCACGCATTATTCTATGAATCAACATTGCATCTTCCATAAGAGTAAGTTGCTTATATGTTTTTCTTGCTGGTTCAATCATTGACTTACCATAAGGTAAAAAATTCATATCATTTAATAATCTAAAATGAGCTACTTCATAATTACCATATTTTGTTTGAGCACCACCAGGTTTTGACTGACCTACTTGACCTCCCATAGACGGGTCATGTACAAACTCTACCAATTCTGGATTTGATGGGTCTACTCCTTCATTTCTATACATTTCGTATGGTGACATTGCCTGTGCGTTTGTCACACCTACTGTTTCTGTAATATCCATTTTTAAGTATAAGTCTCCATACTTACACATATTTCTTACCCACGGCCACGCATTAAACTCTATATTTAATACATCATAAAATAGATTGTATAATACCTTTTGTACTTTTTCATTTTCTGTATTTATTGTAAGAACATTTCCATATTCGTTTTTAAGTGTAGATTCGTCGGCATAAATATCTAACGCAGAAGATATAATAGAATCTTCGTCCATCAATTCATAATCTGTATATAGTGAAAGTCTTAGTGTGTGAAAATTAGCTTGCTGATTATATCCATAGTTATCACTTTGATATATTCTATTAAATCTATCAATTAATCTGTTAGTCGCAAGCTTTTGGTTTGATTGAACTTTTGCTAAATCTGCTACCTTTAATCCTTTGTCTGTTCTTCTGACTATTGTTCCTGTTGAAAATAATCTTCTTAATCTTCCGAAAAATGTTTTATCTGTCATTTTATTTTAACTCCTATAATAGCCAGGTTAAATCTTCGTCATCATTTCCTATTTTCTGATTCCAAGGATTTTCTCCTTGAAAGTCAGTTCCTTTGTATGCACCTTTAGTATTTGTTATACTATTGATAGCACTTTTATTCATTGCCAAACCTTCATTGTGCAATCTAAGTGCGTTATCTCTAACATACATTGCAATAGAAAACGCCATTGTCAAATCGTCGTTATAGCCTCGTTGAGCTTCTGCTTTATGGCCATTCCATATAAAAACAAAAAGCTCATCGATAAGTCTTTGCGACTTGACAACACACGCCTTTTCCCTAAAATAAATATCAAGTTTCGATATCAAAAGGGGACGTGTCCTTGATGATGTAGTAAATCCTGGCGTCATATTTTCCTTATTTTTAAGGTCATAACCTTTACTTAATTGTGTTGCTGCATCATGAACTCCTTCATGTTTATATGTATAATAAAGATTTCTATAACCTCTATCTACAGCAGGTTGTAAAGCAGCCCAACCTATATTTGCATTTTCAACCACCAACAATGCTTCATTATATTCTGTGGCTATATTAACTAACATATTACCGAATTCTTTAGTAGGCGCTTGACCTTTGAATTCTGCAACCTGTGTCATTGTTTCTATTTCTATTACATGAAAAGCAGAATAATCACTTGAGTCTCCTCTAGCAACATCGGCAACAACCATATATTTTTTTGTATAATCTGGATATTCCCAAATCCACATTTCATCGTCACGGCCTCTTTTTTCTATTGGGTCGCAACATTGGTTCTCTTCATACCATTGTAATAAATCACCAGCGATTACAGTATTACCAGAAGATATAAAATCACAATCACATTCTTGAGCTGCCATCTTTTCACCTAGTAGTTCTGTTTGTAAATTTCTCCAGTCTTGGTCTCTTTCTGGGTGCAGTGTCCAATGTAATTTTATATCATTGAATTTACCTTCGCCTCTTTCTGCTTCTTGCCAAACTCTATGAAATAAGTTCCCTGTACCATTTGGTGTTGATAGTAATACAGCTTTACCACCGGTTGCAAGTGTCTGTTGAGCTGATGTCCATATTTCATCTATTTTATCTATGAATGCAGCCTCGTCTATAACAAGAAGCGATAGCGCTTCCGACCTTGCAGCGTCTGGCGAAGATGATACAGCTTTTACCTGTGAGCCATTTTTCAATCTTAGAGATAACCTGTTATCCTCTTCAGAACCTACCCTTAACCACGAAGGTAGCATTTCGTGCATTACCCTAATTTTTGTAATAAGATTTTTTGCAGTATCTTGTTTTATGGCAATTACTAATACATTGAAGTCTTCATTAAATACCATATTCCAAACAGTTAATCCAGCAGTCAATGTAGATATTCCCATCTGACGTGATTTCAGAATTATGTTAAATCTATTTTCTTTTAATTGTACTAATGAATCTTCTTGGAATGGATATAAATCAAACTTTATCTTTCCTTTAATTGGATGTTGGATATAGCAATACTTACGCATGAAGTATACAGGGTCCTGAGAACACCTTATATACTCTTTTACGAGTGCTTCTTTTATCGTTTGCTTTGCCATAACCTGTATATATAAATATATATGTTTTTAGTTTTTAGTTGATTTGTCCAGCTAAATAAATTGCAGTTGATGTACCTACTACACCTACTACTACACCAAACCATCTTTTATTATACCATCTATCTGTAATTTTAAGTCTATCTTCATATAATTTAATCTGGTCATTTAGCAATGTTATTTCGCCTGCTTTATTTAACACTAACTCTTCACAATTTTTATTCAAATCATTTAAGTTGACTATCTGAAGTTCTAAATCTGTAATTAAAATTGTTTTAAGAGAATCCTGTTGCTTTAGTGTATCGACTGATAAAAAGAACGCGTCCAATTCAGATTGTGGTATTTTAACAATTTTGTCTTGTGCAAAGCAGTTAAATGATATGATTGTTGCTAATATAAATAATAAATTTTTCATTATTTTTTGCTCCTATATTTTTTTTCAAAACTCGATATTGTTTTTCTAGCATTTGTAGAATCAACCTCATTGATTTTTTTCTTAGTTTCTTTTATTTTAGCTTTTGTTTTAGTTATTTTCTTTTTAATAACTTTCTTTTCTTTTTTCAGTTTTTCAGATTTTTTCTTATTATCTTTAAGTTTGTCTTTATTATCTTTCAAGTCTTTCTTAAATTGTTTTTTGTTTCCAGACCCTGCAGACATTGCAAAGATTCCTAGAATCACTGCGCCTACTGCTAATAAAATTTGCCATAACTTTTTCATTTATTGCTCTCCTGTTTTTCTATTAATTCTTGTAAATTATTCTCTTCTGATTTTATAAATTCATTGAATTTTTCTAACATATATTCTTTTGTATCATTCGACATCTCTGACCAATCTTCAATTAATCCTGATTCGGTTATATAATGCTTTGAATTTATATTTTTGAGGTAGTCATTAAAAGCATCTTGTTTTTTCTTTTTCCAAGAAACAAAATTCTTTTTTACATTTTCAATTAACCAATTATCATACGTACCTTCATTTCTCATTTTGTGCTCTGCCTTTGTTTGACAAAATAAACAATGGCCATATCTTATGTACATAAACTTATGTTGCGATTTGTTCATTGGTCCATTACATTGAGGACATGACAGAGGAATTTTTCCATATTCTCTTGCTTTATCTAACTTTCGTATATTTTGTTTTATACCATTTTTTATTGTCCACGTTCTGCCACCTTCTTGCCAAATTTCACCTTCAGATTTTTTATTTTTATATTTTTTATAACCTGTTTGTTTTTTAGTTTTTGAGCCATAATTGCCTGAAACTAAATTTCTCATTCTTTGTATTTTGTTTTTATCCATAACCTAAAAATATATCATTCCTGTAATTTGATTAATTGGAGCAAATGCTCCAGTAAGTTTATATGTTTTTCCTTTATATATAAATACTAAACCTTCGCTTGGTACTATTGCCTTCATACCGCCAATTGAATTTAATTTATTTAATTGTTGTGAAAGTCTATTTATTTTTTTAATATCTCCTCCAGACCTTACAACAGAAATTGCAGATTTGATTTGCTTTCTTATATTCTGTACAGCTTTATCTGGATTAGCTGCTAAGAACCCTTCTACATTTTTAAGAACTTCTGCGCCTAATTCAAAAAATAATTTTTCAAATGGGAGCATATTCTTTTTAACCTGTGCCTGATGTTTTTGTTTATCTATTTCAACTGCCTTTGTAAGAATTTTTTCATCACTTATGTTTTTCTTATTTAATCTAAAAGATTTGTCGAAAAATGCCCATCTTTTTACTAACCCCATCTTAATTCTATTTTCAATTTTGCCAATTTTTTTATCTACAAATTGTTCCCAATACGCTTGGTGGTATTCAGCAAATGTATTTGAATCTGACATATTATATTTTGACATAAGCTTGCTTAGCTTACCTAAAAAATATGGTTTTTTGGCAGAATAATCTTGATGAGGGTTAACTTTAAGAAATTGAGGTCCTATAATACTAAAATTCTTTTGAACGTTTGCATCAACTTGTTTTATCATTCCAGCTAGCATTCTAGCCCCACCTCCGACAGCACCTATCGCAGAGCCATTTTTATATTGTAATACATTGTGAAACTGTAAATGTGGTGCGTCATAACTAATTACGTTTGCAGAAGCTGGCCACATTATTTCCATATTTACCCAATTATTACCATCGTCAAATACTTTCTTTTTTTGCTTGTCACTTAAACCTCCGATTGCTTTTGTTAAGTCGCTCATTGCATAGTTAAATGCTTTTTCTATATTACCTCGACCTGCAAACTTTTTTGCAATCGACTTAGAATCTACCCCGCCTTTTTTTATATCACCAGAATTTCTTGCTGCTCGTAAACCATTGTTCCAAGTTATAAATAAATTCTGTCCGTCTGTTTTTTCAGTGGCAGCAGATTCTAAATCTAATCTACCTTGAAGTGATATATCTATAATTCTCTTAAAATCACCAAATGTTAAACCTTTATCATCAAACGGATGGGACATATGACCATAAGCACCGCCTTCTAAAAGTAGACCTTCGTTCATTAATGTACCAGGCTTTGGTACTTTTACTGGTTCTTTTTTATTAGTTATAGAAGCTATTTCTGCACCTAAATAATTTACAAATTCATATCCGACTCTAGTTGCAATATATTTTGACCAACTCGCCCACCTCTTAAAAGCATCTCTACCTTTTTTATCTTTAAGATAATTTGTACCAGTTATTGCACCAGGCACTCCAACTGGCCAGTACGATACAGCACCTGTTGGTCCACCTGTCATATCACTTTTGAATTCTGTTTTATGGTCAAAAAACTCCTCTGTACCTGTTAAGTAGTTTAGAACTTCCATGCCTTTATTGATATGAGTATTAATATATTTTCCAAATTTTTTCCAAGATTTTTGATTTCCCCAATATCCTCTAGGACCATCGTCTACCATAGCATTAGAACCGTGAACTATATTAGATTCTGATAATAATTTTGGTATATCGAAATAGTGACAGAATCCTTCAATTATTTCGTTAAGAGCTTCAAGTTTTTTAACAATCATATTATAATTTTTTGTATGACCGAATACGCCCTTAAATAATTTTGTTTTTTCTTTTTTATCCAATGATTTGTCACCAAGAGCTTTTCGTATTGTAGTACCACTCATCTCTCCATAGCCACTAACGCTTAAACTAACATGAGGTGCTATAATTGTATATGCTCCATCTTTATATCCTACTTCAGCTTTTCCTTTCCAGGGTCTAAAAAATTTACCACCTAATCTACTTGCATCTTTTTTACCTACCATAAATACTGCAGCGGTAGTTTCTGGGTCATATTTCTTTAAGATTTCTGTAGCCTGATATGGATTTTTAACTTGTACTACATTTGATATTCCGTGTGAATTTATTATCTTTTTCTTTTCTGCAAATGAAAAGGGAGACTTAGGCAAGCTAACTTTACCAGATGTTGCTACATAAGCTTTATCAAATTGACCTGTTAACCATCTATAAGTTTTTGCATGATGTTTTCCCATAGGTTGGAACCTACCAGGATATATAGCAATAATTACTTTTATTTTAGATTCTTCTGTAATTATTTGTTCTGCAAGCCATTTTCCTAAACTCATCTTAGAGCTCCTCTAAATTTTCTTATTTCTATTTCTCGCTTTATCCATTGTTTAGCTAAGTGATTTTGAATAGGTCTGTTTACAAATTCCATTGCTTTAGATTTTACTTTGCTAGCAAATTCTTTATATTCGCTATTATCAACGATTAGCATATTACTTCCACCAAATAAACTTTGATATCTACCAAGATTTTGATTTACTTCTTGCCAAGCTTTTTTAACAATGTCTTCTGGTACTTTTCTTGCTCGTTTTTCATTTCTTTGCAATGCAACTTTCAAATCTGTATTTACAAACACCATATAACAATCATAGCCTTCAGCATGTAATCGCTTTTTCATTTTAGCTATTTTATTATAATCTTTTCCTGTACCATCAATTAGCATACCTAGCTTGCTATTAATGAAATGCTGCATTCTTTTCTTTGTCAAGTCTTTTGCCAACTGGCGTACTTGTGCAGTTTTTAATTTCTGCTTACCTGTTAGATTTCTTAAATCTTTTGACATTCCCATCTTACCTAAAAGTGCTTCGAACGCCTGGTCTGAATTAACACCTTTAAGTCCTTTTGCAGAAACAAATGGTCGTTTTTCTGGCATTCCAAAAAGAGTGGATGCTGTATATGATTTTCCACTACCAGGACCGCCAGCAGTAAATACTGCTTTGAATATACCTGGGTCGTATACTCCTTCGTTTAATATATCGAATAACTTTATCATCTTATATAAATATCATCTACTATTCATATCCTACTATCAACGAGCCAAATTCTGCTTTTGAACCATTAAACTCAATAGCTATTAATAAATAATTTGATGCTGCTTGTATATATGAATTGTTTTTTACTTTAGAATTTACTGTCCATATAGATTTGAGTGGACAAGAGCAAGGTGCTGCTGTAGTTGACGTTTGACCGTTTATAAAGGTAATTGGTTTTAATAATCCGAATGAGCCGCAGCTGTCTACCTCTCTTATAGATATTGTTGCTTTTTCAGTACCGCAAGGAATTATATATTTAAGTGTTGTACCTAATGGTATTTGCATGTTATAATATGCAGCTCCACTATCTAAAGTGTCAGCTAACTTTAATGTTGCTCCTGAATTGCTCACGCTGTATTGTATAAGTCTAGTAGAGAAAAAGTCAGTTGGAAAAACTGCAATACTATCGTTGCGACCTAAGTGAGATATAGGTATTATATTTTTGCTTCCATCGAATGCTACACCACCAATAGTTTTAGTAGCTGCTAATTTTGTTGATGTTGCAGCATTTCCAGATGTATTTTGATTTCCAGCAGTATTTACTCCTGGCAAGTTTATATCTGCAGTTCCATTAAAACTAACGCCACCAATGTTTCTTGCAGTCTTTAATTTATTTGCCTGTATTAACATTTGAGCCTGGTTGCTTCCTAAAGCTTGGAGTCCGTATGTATCATCGAATTTTAGATATCCTTTAACAGTACTTTTCTCGTTTTCGTCTCTAAATTCTATTGTGTTATTTAGAGTGACAATGTGGTCAAA